GGGATATCCCAGCGGCGTCTGCCGCCCGTGTGCAGGGTTATGTCCTCATCCGGGTCGAATACCTTCCCGGTGGAATGGAGGATGGACTGATTGGCGATACGCTGTACGGTGGTAGGGTGCAGGTGGGGCGGCCAGAGTTCTGCGGTATCCGCTGATACCGTGGAGGTGACCGCTGGGTATAGCGTCAGGGTGGTGCGGTTGGAGGATACAGACGTATCCACAATCCTGGACAGCACCCCGTCATTGGGGGCGTCCGTCCCTAGCCACCACCAGCCGTTGTAGTCATCCGTACCCCCGAAGAGGTTATCGGTTAGGAAGGTGGTAGTGGAACCATTGGTAGCAGCAGAGACGAAGCGAGCCTCCAGGGACTCGCCTATCTGCGTCCGTATCTGTTTCCATGTCTGGGCCTGTGTCGTGGGCATGGCATCAACCTTTCTCAGTAGATAGATTTGAGTCTAGACTCAAATCCCCAGGTCAGTACCTTTTAGGCTTCGTACTGCCACCAGCCTTTGGTTTCTTCCGCCCTTGTTTCGTGGTTGGCTTCATGTGCCCTGGCTTTGACTTGTAATCACTCCTGCCAGACTTATGCGGCATCGTTCTTCCTCTCATGCTTGCGGTGGGAGCGCCCTACCTTGGTGGTCTCCACATGGTTCTGCCCGCACTTCTCACAGAAATACCGGGGTATCCCTGGGAAGGGGCCTCGTACCACCGCTGGGTCTTGTGCCACGGCAGGGTCCTGTATCTCTACCGGGTGGGCCACCACGCTGGTGTCCCCTCCTATCAGCCGGTTCAGGAGTTCTCTCTGGATGAGTCGGTCCTCCTCATCTTGCTCCCGTTCCTTCTCTTCCCTCACAGCGGCCCACTCGTTCCGGTGCTTGTACTCAGCATGTAAGCCTGCCTGATAGACGTTCGGCAGGGTGGCCTTTCGGCAAGTAGGGAACCCCAGGTCAGCAAGCCGGGCCCTATCGGGCTGGTCTGCGTGTAAGAAGCACTTGATATCGCCACGCCAGGGCCCTTCTTTAGGCTTCAGCAGTGTGAAGACTGAGAGGCCGTTAGGGCGCAGTTCCTTCAGTTGGGACGGGACGGCGTTCCTGTTACACAGGGAAGGCTCCCTCGTCTCGGTATCGTAGATGAGTACCCACCCTGCGGTAGAAAGGTCGCTGATTATCATGGGGGGCTTGTACTCCCCGTCTTCAGAGGAGTGGGCCTCCTGCACGAAGTCACCCACTCTCATCAAACCGGGCTCCAGGTTCTCCGCAGTGGCCGCCGCCGCCTGTAACATGTCTAAAGGTGTAGTCATACTAACTCCGTTCTACTTTGAGGTAGGGCCCTATCTGGCTTACGTGCTGCCGGGCCAGGTCTTCTTCTTCCAACTGCTGGTGGTACCCACCGATGAGGTCGGGGGCCTCCCGTGATATCTGCCGTTTGGTCAGGCTCTCCCGCATGACATCGGCCTGCTCCCGCAGTTCGGCCACCGTATGCCAACTGTCCCAGCGGGTGCGTTGCAGTTCGGGGTTGCCCCCGATGCAATTGAAGCCCCCCGCTATGTAGCCCTCTCTTGGCCCCATGTCCGCCATGAACTTGGATACTTCGTTATTCCTGACCACGAACATGGTCTGGTAACGCCGCCATCCCCCCATGTCTGGGGACATCTCATTGCGCTCTATCAAGAGCAGGGCTGGCTCATTGGGGTCTAGCCCGTAAGCAACCGGCCACTCCTTGTGGTTCAACTGGTGAGGCTGGTTGTCCTCTAAAGGCGTGAGTTCCGGATGCTCGTCCTTCATCACGCCTCCCGGTCAGGGTCTATGAAGTGGGCCACCTCATGCTCGTCTATGTATATCGGCCCGTCATGGAATATGTGGCTGCCCCCGTCCATCCAATTGCCGTTAAGGTCGCCCATGTAGGTGTATACGAATATCAAGGCGTCCGGGTGACCCCACGGTAAGCTGTGGTCCCGGATGCGCCAGTCCTGGTTGGCCCTGCGGTAACACAAACGGAAATGGCTGGCGGGGAGAAGCTGGTCTGGCTTGTGGGCCACCCCTTCCGTCTCCCTGCGGTCCATGTCCGTAGCCCCCGTAAGGGCACATATCGACTCAAAGTGGTTGGTTACCGGGAGGTGGCTGGTATCCAGGCTGTCTTTGGGGCGGTACAGATAAAGGGTGTCCCCCTGCAAGAGGGCCCTTCCGGTGAGGTAGATACGCCCCACCGAATTGTCCGTGCCCACTATGCGAGGGTGCCCCACCATGTACTTGAACCACCAGACGGGCCACGCCTCAAAGGGCAGGCCCTTCTGTACCTGCCTAATCTTCATCCAGGCTAACCGGAGGTCGAAACTCAGCACCCAGTTATGGGTGCCGCTGGGCAGGGGCTCCTGGTTAGGGAGCGAGGCAGGGTTGACCTGCGTTACGACTATGCAGTCTTCCTGTAAGTCACTGGCTGGCATTACCCAGCCCCCTGCCCCACTTCTTCCGGTACGGGGGCGTTGTCCGCCCCGTTCTTAACGTTCCGGCGTCTCTCAGCACGGGTCTGCACAGGCGCTTCATCCAGTTCCGGCATCACGTCCCAACCGTCATCGTTGACGGTCAGCCTGTCCATAGCCACAGCACCGGATTTCAGGACCTTCAAGAGCGCCACTATTTCCGTGAACACACGCCCCGCCTGGTTGCTTAACTCCTGGCAGGTGTTCTCCAGTTGAGTGTTGATATTACGCTGGTTCTGGAGAGCGTTGAACTGGGAGACCTCGTTCCGTTTCATCAGACACCTTCTCGCTTAGGCTAGTCTATGGATACCAGCTATATGGTCCAGTCCCGTTGTGCGGTCACCATCATGTAGTCAACGTCCAGGCTCTCATTGGCTGCCGTCTTGGCTTCCACAGCCAGGACGCAACTCAGGTCTACGCTGGTCGATACGGCACCTGTGACCGTGCGAATCAGGGCCTCATCGATGTAGAAACTCACCGTGCCGTTGGGGAAAATCTCCATCTTGAGTACCTGCCACTCACCAGCTACCGCATCATCGTCTGCGTCAAGGCTCCCAGAAGCGGTCACACCACTGGAGGTCCCGCCGTTATAGACGGTGTGCCAGTCCTCGTCATCGGTGAGTTCCGCAGACAGAAGGAACCCAACCAGGTCGGATGCCGTGAGGGTGATGGTGGTGCTGGCCCCGTGACAGATATCTGTCTGGATGCTTACCGTGTTGGGGTCGATGTCGCTGAACCCGAAGAACACCTCCTTGGTGTCCAGGTCGGTCAAGCGGACCCTCGCCTCAGCGATGATGGGGCCCATCAAATCGACATCGAACATGATGGGTGTCCCAACGGCTATGCAGTGGTCAACCTCATCGGTTGTGGTAAGGACCCCAACGCCGCCAAGGGCGTCAGAGTTCAGGGTAGGGACGCCAGAGTCAGTCTCAGCGTTGCCCTGGCCCCCGATGGTAAAGTCACCGATAAGACGGGACTCTGCCGTATTGGCTATATTGTCTTCTTGTGCGAAGTCGCACCAAAGAACGATTTGGCCCGGTCCAGATTGTGGCATTGTATCTCTCCTTGCGGCGTGACTAATCTAAGAGGTGGGGGCTGTGGCATCTGAGATGACTTCACGAACCCACTGGTTCTGCCTGATACCGTAGGCATAGGAGTCGGTGTGGTAGACGATGGTTGCACCGCCGCCAGTACCGGGCTTGCGCTCGGTCTCCATGCGGGGGCTCATCTCCTCTACCAGGACGATGCCTTCCTTGGCGAACACGCCAGCCTTGGCATCATCAGTGCTTGAGTCGATGGACAGGTCCCCATTCTCAAAAGCCTGGGCCGTATTTATCATACCCTTGAAGCCTTCTTTGAATACCCGGAAGCTGGCCCCCTCGGATATGTCGTAGGTGCCCACGGGGGCGGTGAACTGGTCGTAGATGTCCTTCATCTGGAAGGGATGGGCCACGAACCGATAAGGCTGGTGCCCAGGCTCAGTCGTGTTACCGCTGATATTGGACACGCCAGCGGCTACCAGCCCGAAGGACATGACCGCACCGGCACTACCTAGCTGGGTAGCGGAGGTGGAGTCTATCGTGGTCAACCCGTCCTCGTTCTTCTTCCGCTGCATGGCGTTCTGGCCCAGAGCGGCCACTTCCCGCAGCCCGTTCTTG